GTCGGAACTGGACGATATAGGATATAGAGAACATGAAAGTACTGATAGCTTGTGAATACAGCGGAGCAGTGAGAGATGCTTTTATAAAACAGGGACACGATGCTATGTCTTGTGACTTACTACCTACAGATGTACCCGGACCACACTATCAAGGCTCTGTTACAGATATACTTAATGATGGATGGGACTTAATGATTGCACATCCACCTTGTACTTACTTAGCTGTGTCTGGTAACAGATGGTTGTACAATAAAGATGGCAGTAAGAATGAGGAGCGGTGGACAAACAGAAGAGAAGCATTGGACTTTGTGCGGTTACTTATGGATGCACCTATCAAACGGATAGCAGTTGAGAATCCTGTGTCTGTTATATCTTCAGAGATACGAAAACCGGATCAGATCATACAGCCTTGGCAGTTTGGGGATGAAGCACAGAAGACTACATGCCTATGGTTAAAGAACTTACCTAAGCTAAAGCCTACAAAGATCGTGGGTAAGGGTGAGATCGTAACTTTCAAGAGTGGTAAGAGAATGTCAAAGTGGATGTGTGAAGCATTTCGATTGCCTAAAGCAGAACGACAGAAGCTACGATCTAAAACATTCCAAGGTATAGCGGATGCTATGGCTGAACAATGGGGACGAAAGCTTTGTCCGTTACATCAACTACCTAGACAACTGGAACTTATATGAACAAGAGTGTTTTGCGAACTTGTGAGAAAACACGATGTGAGGAGGAACGACGAACATGAATGAAGAAATAGTATTACCCGCTCTGTCACAGGAGCTAATCAATAAACTTGACAAACTGTTCCCTGATAAATGTCCACTGTTGACAGACCCTGAAAGGGAGGTATGGTATAAGGTAGGACAAAGAAGTGTAATTAATTATTTACAACAGACTTACGACGACCAACTCGAACAAGATATAGTAACCAAACAAGTACAGTAATAGCCATGTGTTTTGCATCATCGCCCAAACCACCGCCACCTCCTCCACCGCCTCCACCTCCTCCCACCGCTACCGCTGAAAGAGTTGAGCCAGCACGAGCAATGGCAAGTACGGCAGCTAAAAGGAGAACTGGAACTCGTAGATTAACTGCTACCCGTCGTCCTTCTCTTAGTATGCAAGCTGGACAAAGTGGTGTACAATTACCTTCGTAACCGTTATATAAAGATATGATTAGTTTAGATAAGAAGACGTTGTTAAGCAACGCTACAGGAACCGGGACAGGGACTGAGTTCAATACGGAGCGTACAAAGAGTTGGACATTTATAGTTGAGACTTCTGTTGCGGGAGCAGCTACAATAGATATTGAAGCGTGGATCGGTGGGGCTTGGCATGTTATTCACAGTCAAAGCGTTACAACAGATGGATCATTTATGATTCGTGATGACCACGGGCACTACGAAAAGCTAAGAGCTAATGTCTCCGCTTACACCGCAGGTACTCACAGCGTCTTTGCTACTGGTTCTGTTGCTTCTTTATAAGTATGTCTCTCATCTTTACATCAGGATTCGTTAAACCTAATGCTGTATTAGATAAACCCGGTAACTTAGAACGCCCTGCATTTGGTACACTCTACGGATTTGACTCGGAGGAAGTCATTGATGGAGCGATATTCACGGAGTTTGGGGAGGCATTAACAACCGAACAACTAGAAATATTATTATTTGAACCCGCTTAATACTCATGGCTAATAAAAAGATTACCGAACTTACGGAGCTAACAGCACCAGTCGGAGCAGACATTCTTGCAATCGTTGACGATGTAGCTGGAACCGCAACCACTAAGAAAGTATCCGTTACCAATTTAATGGGGCAAGCATCTGCCTCCAACCTATCCAGTTACGACTTCAACGGAAACGCTATCAGTAACTTCGATGCTTCGATCAACGATCAAACAGGAACCACCTATACATTAGTAGCTGGAGACAACGGTAAAGTAGTAGTACTTGATAATGCTTCTGCTGTAACTGTCACAGTACCAAGCGGATTGGGAGCAGGGTTTAATTGTAGCTTTGTACAAAAGGGAGCAGGCCAAGTATCATTCAGTGCTTCAGGAACTACCATTAACAACAGACAGTCCCACACCAAGATAAACGGGCAGTACGGAGTAGCTAGTATAGTTGCTTATGCTGCTGATACTTTTGTTCTTGCTGGAGACACTGCTTCTTAATGTACGCTATTCCTACATTTGGATTGGGCGTAGTAGCTAGTCCTACTGTTACCTCGATATTCGATGGTTCCTTAACATTTCCAACTATCCAAGTATTTGATACGGAGGCAGAGTTTATCACTTCAACAGACGCACCTGACTACACCATCGTACACGCTAAAGACACTGATAAGTTGTATGTGTTGGACGGTAGTGCTTGGTACTTTTATAACAACGACACACCTTAATAATTAAAATGAGTACACTTGACACTTACACTTCAGGAACAAGACCATTGGCTAGTGCTAACACAGGTCTTTGTATATTTAGAACAGACACCAAAGCTATCGAAGTATCGGACGGTACGAATTGGTTGGCGTATGATTACGATAGTATTTCCTATACCCCTATAACTAACAGTTTGTCCGTAGAATTAGATGGTACAGGTGATTATCTGGACTGTGGAACGGACAGTGCTTTAGACTTAACGGGTGGTTTTACCCTAAATTGTTATGTAAAGCAAGATGACACAGGCATCAACACCGTCCTACAAAGACGAGGAAGCGGTACGACGGGCTATCAAATAACCTTAGAAGGAGGAAACTTCCAATACTTTGGCAATACTTTTCAAAGTGGTCTTAATTCAACGACTGACTTTTATATGCTGACCGTAACTCACACAGGTAGTGAATTAAAAGGTTATGTGAATGGATCATTAGCTAATACTTTCACAAACACTTACACTAGTGCTACTTCTGCTAATTTTTACATAGGAAGAAATGCTCTAGGGTCAGGTTTGTATGACCTGCACGGTTTTATCGATGAGGTGGGTGTGTGGTCTAGGGTTTTGAATGGTTCTGAGATTAGTTCTATATATAATTCAGGTAACGGTCCCGTTAATATAAGTAGTAGTCCTAATTTAGTAGGCTACTGGAGAATGGGTGATGGTTCTGGCGACACTAATTCAAGTTCAGGTACTCCTACTGCTGGTGATAGTGTAGGAACTGTTAAGAATTTAGCTAACCCCGGTACACATGACGGCACTGGTTCAGGTGGTGCATTGTATAGTTCAACCAAACCTTAATAAATTATGAGAACTTATGTAATAATCGATGCTTCTGAAGTTTCCAATATAGATTTCGATCAAGTTTTAAATCGTAACTCTGATTATATATCATATTCACTGGACGGTACGAAAACTTATGTTAAGTACGAAGGTACACAACCATTCTTCCTGCTCGGTAAGACGGAGTACAATCAAGAAGAGATACTAAGCATCTTGAGTGGTCCTGAGTGGACGAGCGAAGAACCTATCTAAACGGTATGCACGAAACAGCCCAAGGGCTATATTCATCGTTGGAGAGCCAGCGGTGGTCATTCTTAGACAGAGGGCGTACAGCTTCTGAGCTTACACTTCCTTATGTCTTACCACCCGACGGTCACAACTACGCTACTAAGTACTACACACCGTACCAAGGTATAGGAGCTAGAGGTGTACTAAATCTTAGTAGTAAGCTATTGCTTGCACTGCTTCCACCCAACGCTCCATTCTTTCGTCTTGTTATAGATCGCTATGAGTTAGACAAAGCAAAGCAAGACCTCGGAGCAGAAGGAGCAGAACAACTACGTACAGACTTAGAGAAAGCATTAGCTGATGTAGAGCGTAGTGTATCACAGGAAGTAGAAGTACAGAACTTCAGGAACGGTATCTTCCAGGCATTAAAGAACTTGCTTGTTACTGGTAACTCTTTGTTATATCTCCCCGATGAGGGCGGTATGAGAGTGTTTAAGCTGGATCGTTATGTCGTGAAGAGAGACCCGATGGGTAACGTTACACACATAGCTATTAAAGAAACAGTAGCTCCTATGATGCTTCCTGAATCCGTAAGAGA